GTCTGACAAGATCGGCAAATACATGATCGGCATGAGCGTGCCGCCCAAAATGACAGAGGTTGTGGCACGGGCGGTATGTCAACAGTGGCTGAGCGCCACCCTTGATGAAAACGGCCAGACATTCGCACAGTTGCAAGCCGAGCGGGCTGCACCATGAGCCGCAACCCACACGCCCCCACGGATGCGCAGCGCCAGACGGTGCAGCTTCACACTACGGTCGGCACGATCCAGCCCGTTATTGCGCAGCTTTTGGGCATAACTGAAAAGACGCTGCGCAAGTATTATCGCGACGAGTTGGACCTGTCCCGCGCTCAGGCGAACGCCACCATAGGCGGCGCGCTGTTCAACAAAGCCAAAAGCGGCGATACGGCAGCGATGATTTTCTGGATGAAAACGCAGGCGGGTTGGCGTGAAAAGTCCGATGTGAACCATGTGTCAGATGACGGCAGCATGACGCCCAAGCCAACGCTTATCCAGTTCACCGCACCGGATCTAGGCAATGAAAGCGACGATTGAGGAAATTCCCTGCATAACGCGGAACTTCATGACCCCTGCCCGAACGCGGGTTTTTAAGGGCGGGCGCGGTGGAGGCAAAACACGGGCAATTGCGTTGCGGACCGGGCTGAGGATATACCAGCTTGCCGAGATGGGTGTGGAGGGCGTGTTCCTCGCAAGCCGTGAGCATCTTAACAGCCTAGACGAATCCAGCATGGAAGAAATCAAGGCTGCCATTCTTTCGGAGGCGTGGCTTGCCGATTATTTTGAAATAGGCGAAAAGTATATTCGCACAAAGAATCGCAGGATATCATACGCCTTTGCAGGACTGCGGCATAACCTTGACAGCATCAAATCAAAAGCCCGCATCATTGGCAACTGGACCGATGAGGCGGAAAACGTGTCCGAAGTGGCATGGCGCAAACTTATCCCAACGATCCGCGAGGAAGGACCGGGCTGGACTGCGGAAAACTGGATAACCTATAATCCAGAGAGTAGCGAAAGCGCCACGCATCGGCGGTTTATTGACGATGCGGCCAGTGATTGCATTGTAACTAACGTCAACTGGCAAGATAATCCATGGTTTCCCAATTTGCTAAATTTGCAGCGGCTTGAAGATCAGCAATTGCGTGCCGATACCTATGATAACGTTTGGGAAGGCGCGTTCCTGACCTTGACCGATGCGCAGATATTCGGCGGCAGGTTTGCGGTTGAGGAATTTGAACCGGCGCCTGATTGGCAGGGGCCGTATCACGGGCTAGACTTTGGCTTTGCAAACGACCCAAGCGTGGCGGTGCAGGCCTACATCAAGGGCCGCACGCTTTACGTCAGGCGCGAGGCTGGCAAGGTGAAGCTGGAATTGGACGACACATCAACATTCATGGCGTCCAGCATCCCCGACATCGAACAACACACGATAAGGGCAGACAGCGCCCGGCCTGAGAGCATCAGCTATCTGCGCCGCCATGGGCTGCCGCAGATCATTGCCGTGGATAAGTGGCCCGGATCGGTGGAAGACGGCATCGGGCATATAAAGGCGTACGAGAGGGTGGTGATCCATCCCGATTGTCCAAACACCGCGCGCGAGTTTAGGCTCTACAGCTACAAGGTTGATCGGAACACCGGCGACATTCTGCGGACGGTGGTTGATGCGCACAACCACTATATCGACGCGCTACGCTACGCTATCGGCCCAATGATAAAAGCCGTAGGTGCGCCCCGCGTGCGAGCGCTATAGCACAATCCTAGGCGTTATGTTATAACGCATTAAAGCCACAGGAGTTTTCCCATGCCACGCAGTAGCGATGTATCAATTCCAGCCCGCGCTTGGACGCAACTGACATCAAACGACGTCACGGCGATCCGGGTCACAAATATATCAGGGGGCGTGACGTTTCTGCTAAAGGCGACCGTTGGCGCATCGGCCCCGACTGATCGTGACGGCGCAATTCCATTGGCCCCAGGTGCTACAACGGCAACGGATTTGACATTGGCGCAACTGTTCCCCGGCACGGCAGGCGCGAACCGGGTTTACGCCTATGCGCAGGACGTTTCATCCGCTTCGGTTTCGCATGCGTAACCTAGCCTTTCGCGGGCTGCGGTTGCCAAGGCTGGGGGCTATGTCCGGCGGCTTCTCCCCCGCGTTGCTGTTCGCAGGTGGCATAGAAGGCGTATGGCTTGAATCCTTTGATATTTCCACGCTATTCCAAGACAGCGCGGGGACAACGCCTGTAACGGCAGCGACAAATCCGATAGGCTATGCGGGCGATAAGTCGGGCAACGATAACCACGCGGTGCAGGCCACGGCTGCTTTCCGTCTGATATATCAGACGGGACCAGACCGCGCCACGCTGAACAAAATTGACGACCGCCTGTCCGTGACAGTGCCTGTTGGCGGCTTCACCGGCACGATGGTCTTGGCAACAGACCAAGGAACGGCATCCTACGGAGTGACAATTCCAGCGGGCGCTTATGACATTGGCGGCAGGGGTGGCCTGTATTTTCCCGGCAACGCAATCGTAGGGCAAGTGATCCGCAACGGGGCTTTGACTGCTGAGGAAGCGGAGGCGACTGAGGCTTACTTTGTGCATGATGGCGCAACGGCCAGCTATGGGGCTGTGACGAGCTTCTCCAATTTCTGGCGGAATTGGGCGGAATTAACCAGCTTTCCACTCATCGACACATCTTCTGGGACTGCTTTCAATTACGCTTGGTTCGGCTGCAACAGCCTAACGAGCTTTCCTCTGATCGACACGTCAGCAGGGACTAATTTCACTGGTACTTGGTTTAACTGCACCGGCCTAACGAGCTTCCCTCTGATCGACACGTCAGCAGGGACTAATTTCAGCCAAGCGTGGTTCGGCTGCAACAGCCTGACCAGCTTCCCCCTCATCGACACATCATCGGGGACTAATTTCTCCAATGCTTGGCATAACTGCACCGGCCTAACGAGCTTCCCTCTGATCGACACATCATCGGGGACTAATTTCTTCTCCCCTTGGTTTAACTGCAACAGCCTAACAAGTTTCCCACTCATCGACACATCATCGGGGACTAATTTCTCCAATGCTTGGCATAGCTGCACCAGCCTGACGACAATCCCAGCAGGGCTATTCGACAGCATACTTGGCGGGGACTTTACCAACGCATTCACCAACACCGCCCTGACCGAAACCAGCATCGACAACGTGTTAGTGTCGCTCGTGGCATCCGGTATTGCAGCCGGAACGCGGGTATTTAACCAGTCGGGCGGATCGGCACCATCCTCAACTGGTGAGGCTGCAATCACTACACTCCGGTCACGCGGCTGGACCGTTACAGTTACAGGAGGCTTCTAATGAGACTGACAATTCCTTGCCCTGATGCGTTGCGGGATGACGCCAATCAACTGGCAATGGTGCTTGGATACGGCCCAGACGATGCAGAAACCTACGGCGCACTAAACTGGCAAGACACCGACGGCAACCTCTACGCCGTCGCAAGCCTACCTGTGTCAGCCGCATTCACCACAGCCGCACAGACAGCCATACAGCGCCCCGCATGGGACACTGATAACTACATCAACATGGCAGGGGCCAATCGCGCTCAAGCGGCGCTGGTGTTTAGCCTGACGCCTGTGCTGGCCTTGCCTGACAAGTTGACTGCATGTGCTGGAGATGATGCAATGGCAACGCTGGCTGCAATGGGTCTGACGCGTGTGGTGGTGGACATCTGATGCTCTGCGCCCTGATCATCGCAGCCCATATGGGCGGCAGCATTTCGGACGCAACATCCGTTGCGCGATGGGCTGATAAATCAGGGTGCATTGTTCGGATTGAGGGCCAGTGCGCAAGCGCCTGTGTTATGCTTGTCAAGCAAGGCTGTGTGACACCGGGTGCTAGGCTTGGCTTCCATGCCCCTACGCGCAACGGAAGGCCCCTTGTGGGCAGCGACCGGGCGTTCTGGGCGCAACGTATGGCAAGTCACATGCCTGCCGCTATGGCGCGCTGGTATCTGGCAGGTCCAGCAAACAAAGCAGGCCTGACATGGATGGCCGCGAGGGATGCAATTAAAATGGGTGCAAAACCATGCTAAAAAATATGAAATTTCCAAAGCTATTCGGCAGGTCCGAGGTTAAACAATCCCAGACAGGCGCGGCGCTGGTTATGACGCCCGGTCAACCCGTTTGGTCTGGGCGGGATTATGCGGCATTTGCGGACGAAGGCTATGCCAAGAACGTCACGGCATATGCTGCAATCAACAAGATTGCGGACGCTGCGTCTTCGGTGAAATTTAACATCTTTCGCGGAAAGCAGGAATTAGAAGCGCACCCTATCCTTGATCTACTTGCGCGGCCTAACCCAATGCAATCGGGACCGGATTACATGGCGGTCAAGGTCGGCTATTATATGATAGCGGGCAACGGTTATGAAGAGCGTGTTACAATTGGCGGAACCGTGCGTGAATTGTATCAGCTTCGGCCCGACCGTATGAAAGTGATACCAGGCGCAAACGGCTTTCCAATTGCGTTTGAATATAAAGTTGCTGGGCGTTGTGTTCGGTTTGACATAGACCCTACAAGCATGGATAGCGATATTCGACATATGAAGTCCTTCAATCCGCTAAACGACTGGTATGGTCAAAGCGCTATTGAGGCGGGCGCATATGCTGTCGATCAAAACAATGAAGCAATGAAATGGATGCAGGCGCTGTTGCAAAACAGCGCGCGGCCGTCCGGGGCTTTGACCACAAAAGACGATAAAGACCTGTCCGACGATCAATTCCACAGGCTCAAGGCGCAGATTGACGATCAATACACGGGATCGCGCAACGCTGGCCGCCCGATGCTGCTGGAGGGAGGTTTGAAATGGGAACAGATGGGTATGTCACCGATTGACATGCAGATCATTGAAACCAAATACAGCAGCGCGCGCGACGTGGCGCTGGCGCTTGGCGTTCCCCCGCAACTGATCGGAATCCCGGGCGATAACACATACGCCAACTATGCAGAGGCCCGCCTAGCGTTCTGGGAAGATACCGTCATCCCCTTAGTGGAATTGATTGCGGCGGATTGGAACGCTTGGCTTGCAAAACCTCAAGGTGTTGAGTTGCGGCCAGACTATGACCAGATCCCGGCAATTGCTGAAAAGCGAAAAGTGATGTGGGATATGGCGGACAAAGCAACCGACCTAACAATCAATGAGAGGCGCGCCATGAAAGGCTACGAACCCATTGACGGCGGCGATGTGTTGCTGGTGCAGTCTTCCGGCATTCCGCTATCCATGGCATCGGAGCCTATGGCGCCGCCATTGCAAATTGACCCCGCAGCCATGAAAGCAATTATGTATGGCCCGAAGGCTACTTGACCAAAACCCGCGCAGGGAACAGCGCAGGCAAGTCTTGCTTATGCAGCGGATTGAACGCCCGTTTGAGTTGCGGATCCGCCGCGAAATTGCGCGCGCGATGCAAGAAATGGCGGAACGGTTTGCGCTGACCGGCGAAACAATGCCGCCGCGCGACCATGTGGAAAACCTCAGCGCAATATATCAGGCAATGGCGATTGCAACGGTCACTGCGTTCGGCATTCGCATACTTGATGTTGGAATAGCCAAAGCCGCACCATACACATTTGACAATGGCAAGACATTTGCCTTCGCACGGGGTTCTGGCGTTCGGGTAGAAACCAAGGGCTTTGCCGAAACCATGACGCGGCTGGCGCTGGGCTACATCAACAGCGAGATGATGCGGCAGCGGATCACCAACGTGGCCGACACGACACGCGCGCAGATCATCGG